TGAACGAGAAAAGGATTGGAAGTATCTTGGTATTCAAACGATATACGATAGGTATCTTCTTCACATAAACAATCGTAGAATGGAAACACCACAAGCAATGTGGATGCGTATTGCTATGGGTCTTGCTTTGAATGAGAAACCCGAAGAACGTCAAGCATACGCAATTAAGTTTTATGAAACACTTAGTTGCTTTGATGTAGTAAGTTCCACTCCAACTTTGTTTAATAGTGGAACAACTCATAGTCAATTAAGTAGTTGTTATCTAAATACTTTTGATGATTCTATTGATGGAATATTTGATGGCATTTGGCAAGAAGCAAGAAAAAGTAAATTTGCAGGTGGTCTTGGATTTGATATTACCAATTTCCGTGCAAGAGGAAGTTACATTAAAGGAACAAACGGAATCAACCAAGGACCCGTTTACTTTTGGAAACTTTACAATGATATGCTTGTTGCAGTTAATCAAGGTGGTAAAAGAAAAGGTGCAGGATGTGCATATCTTGAAACCTGGCACGCAGACATTGAAGACTTTTTATCATTAAGAAAAACTGTAGGTGATGACAGAATGCGTTGTCACGATATGAATACGGCAAATTGGATTCCTGATTTGTTTATGAAACAAGTTGAATCAGATGGACCATGGTATTTGTTTAGTCCAAATGAAACACCTGAGTTGCACGAAATTTTTGGTGAAAAGTTTGAAACAAAATATTGGGAATATGTTAAAAAAGGTCAAGAAGGTGAACTTAGTGTTTTTCGTGAAGTAAAAGCAAAAGACCTTTGGAAGAAGATGTTGAAAAGTATTTTTGAAACTGGTCATCCGTGGGTTACATTCAAAGACCCAAGTAACATTCGTTATAGCAATCAACACGAAGGAACTGTTCATAGTAGTAATCTGTGTACAGAAATTCTTCTTCACACAAAACCAACTATTCACGATAACGAAGGAACTCGTTCAGTAAAAGAATACGGAGAAACTGCAACTTGTAATTTGGCAAGTGTGAATTTGAAACGTCATGTTGGTGTAAATAAACACGGAGAAAAATTTATTGATTACAAGAAACTTGGAAGTAGTGTAAAAACTGCAATGCGTATGTTGGATAATGTTATTGATCTTAATTATTATCCAACCGAAGAGTCACGTAAAAGTAATATGAATCATCGTCCTGTTGGTCTTGGAACAATGGGTTGGCATGATATGTTTTACGAATTTAATGTCAATTACGAAAGTGATGATGCAATTCGTATTTCAGATGAAATTTACGAAAACATTTCTTATTTCGCAATTGAAGCATCTTCTGATATGGCACTTGATCGTGAAACTTATAGTTCATATTCAGGAAGTCTTTGGAGTCAAGGAACATTTCCAATTGATACTTGGAAACAAGTTATGAAACTTCGTGGAAATTCTGATGAAGTTGAACTTAGAAAAGATTGGGACAAACTCAAAAAGAAAGTTGCTAAACAAGGAATGCGTAATTCTAATACAATGGCAATCGCACCGACTGCAACAATCAGTTACATTGCAGGATGTTCACAAAGCATTGAACCAAACTTCGGAGTTATTTTCGTATACTCTACATTAAGTGGTGAATTCACAATGATGAATGAATATTTTGTAAATGATATGAAAGCAGAAGGATTGTGGACAAAAGAACTTAGTAATCTTGTTAAAAGTGTAGACGGAGATTTACAGAAACTAAATGGAGCAATTCCACCTTGGATCAAAGAGAAGTATAAAACTGCATTCCAACAAGATCAATTCAAACTTATTGATTGTGCGGCTTCTCGTCAAAAGTGGATTGACCAAGGACAAAGTCTAAATCTTTACAACGACAAAAGTAGCATGAAGTTTCTTAACGACGTTTATTTTCACGCATGGAGAAGTGGTTTGAAAACAACTTACTATCTTCGTAATCTGGCTGCAAGTGCTATTGAAAAAAGTACAGGGGTCAATGTAGAAGAACATAGTTCAGAAAAACCTACCGAGCAAACTGAGGGTGAACCGTCTGCATCATTGTGCAGTTTAGAAGCAAAAATGCGTGGTGAAGTTTGCGAAAGTTGTCAATAATTTAATGTAATTGACTAAAAACCCTCGGTGGGGTAATATATATAGATATATTATTAATCAATCAACCCAGGAGGGTAAATAAATGAATTCAAGCAAGATTTTCGCAATCGTGGCCTTTATGGCAATTTCCGTCAATGTTATTTTCGGAGCACCAAATTACAAACAATTAAGGGAAGTTGCGGATCACTTGCAAGATGTTTCTGTTACAATTAAAGCAAAAGCACGATATAGTAGTTCAGAAGGTTCTGGTGCAATGATTATTCGTGAAGTTGACGGAAAAAAAGTTACATTTGTTTGGACGGCTGCTCACGTTGTAGACAATCTTCGCAAAGTTCGTAGTGTTATTGAAGGTGGTGCTCCTGTAAAAATTGTTGAGTTTGATGACGCATCAATTGTGAAGGAACTTGTAGAAAAAGGTCGTAGAGTTGGTGAAATGAAAATGGATGCTAAGATCATCAAGTATTCAAATGCTGAAGATGGTCATGATTTGGCACTTCTAATGGTTCGTGCAAAGGATTATGCAAAAGACGGGGTTGATTTTTATCTTAAAGAAGAAAATGATAGAATCATTCCAATTGGAACTGATTTATTTCATGTTGGTTCGTTGCTTGGTCAAATGGGTGCAAATTCAATGACAACCGGAATTATTTCACAAGTCGGAAGAACTCTTGATAAGTTTGAATATGATCAAACAACCGTTACTGCTTTTCCAGGAAGTTCTGGTGGTGGAGTTTATTTGCAAAATGGACAATATGTTGGCATGATTGTGCGTGGTGCGGGTGAAGGGTTTAATTTAATGGTTCCTGTGCGTAGAATGAAAGCATGGGCAAAAAAGAATGATATTATGTGGGCAATTGATCCTAAAGTTGAAATGCCTCCTATGGAAGAAATTTTAAGTATGCAAATCGAAGATACAGGTGTTATTCGCAAGGATGAAGATGAAGATGAGGATGAGTACGGTGCAAAGTCTACATTTCCTTATAGAATTAAAACTGAGTATAAATTTGATGATAAATTGTTAAATGGATTTGATAAATCTGACGAGTTTGAAAAAGAATTAAAGATTATGCCATTTGACGGAATGAATCCTTACAGAATTGAGCATAGATAATGCAATTTTTTGTTAGGTTTTTAATTGTTACATATTTTATTTTATTATCACCCTTGGTTACTTCATGTGCCGAGGGTGATGGGTATATAAAAGCACCACCTCTGAATAAAAAATTTGAAGGTTGGCAGAATTTAATTAATCCTGTTCTTCAAAAATCATATGACGAATATCAAAAAAATAAATTGTTAAAAGAGGAATTTAATAAAGACATTCGCAGATATGGAACATTAACAAAAGATGAGTTGAATCTTGCTATGTTGATACATCGTTTTAATTTAAAACAAAATGATGTTGATCAATATACATACAATGAATGTACAAAGTGGATGAAAATATACGAGAAAGAAATTGAAATAGCAAGAGAAAATTACGATGGCCCTGCATATGTTTTCTTTTTTGAAGAGTTTGTTAAACTCACTTTTATTCGTGCGGGTGTCAATAAATTTGGGAGTCTATAATATTTATTATAATGGAATTGTTAAAAAAACTATTGTGTAAAATAAAATGCTTTTTTATTTCTTGTTGTGATGATAGCAAAAAATGTGATTGTAAATGTCACACTAAAAAATAATTTAATTACTTTACAACAAAACTTATATATGATATATTTCTTCTATACTAAAGGAGAAATATTATGAAATACATTATACTTGTAACTACTCTACTATTATCATCATGTGGAGTAAAAAATAAAATATTAAAATGGAATAATTCAGGAGAACTCGGAGTTCCCAAACAAACCATTGAAAGAACTGACTTCCTTTTAAATGATACAGAGAAAGAAACTTCCAATATACCAACTACAACTGTAATTGAAACTACATATACAGAACAATCAACTGATGTTGATGATGAAACTAATTATTATTTTTATTTGATTCCGTTTGTTATTTTGGGTATACTTGCAATGTTAGTATTTCGTTTGAAAAAACAAAATATGAATTCTTTATAAACTTTATTTGAAATTAAATCGTTATATATATTGATATGAAAACTGGAGAATTATTAGGTAATGAAACAGAGGGAGTAAATCAAATTCTTCCTCATAAACATAAATGGGCATGGGATCTGTATGAACAGGGTGTGAAAAATAACTGGGTTCCTACTGATGTGCCGATGACAAAAGATGTGCAGAATTGGAAATCTGCTCCTGAAGCATCTTTGAGTGAAGATGAACGATTGGTGATCAAGAGATGTCTTGGTTTCTTTGCAGGTAGTGAAAGTTTGGTAGCAAATAATTTGATGACATTATCAAAGTACATTACTGACCCTGAGTGCCGTCAATATATGGCAAGGCAGATGTACGAAGAGTGTTTACACAATCATACTGTAGTTTACATTTGCGATAGTCTTGATTTAGATATTGGTGAGGTATACGAAGCATATCAAACCGTGCCTTCTATTAAAGCAAAAGATGATTTTCTTATGAAAGTAACGGGTGGACTCAATGATGCTGAAATTGATACATCAACAAAACAAGGTCGAAGAGAATTATACAAGGCTGCATTTACATATTGGGTTGTGTGCGAAGGAACATTCTTTTTCAGTGGATTTGCGATGCTACTTG